CCTCCTTCTCTTCTTCAGTTATAGTTCCATCGTTCTCTTTATCTATGAGTATTTCCATTCTTGCTGAACGACCTTCGAAGCCTGGGCTACCCTTAACAACCTCATCTAACTTAACGCCGCCCTGCTTAATAAATTCCTGAACCTCTTCTTTTGTGACCTTATCCTTTAATTCTAAAAACTCAGGTAAGCCTAACCATTCAAGTTCTTCTTTCTTTAATCCAGATGTCTTATTTAAACGATTTAACAGGTCTTTCCCTGGTATGGTTTTGAAATCCATTTCATCGATAGATTTTTCCACACTGGAATAAAAGCCTAGTTTGTCTTGGAAAAACTTCTTAACCTTCTTTGTTACCTGATAAAGAATATTCTGATTGTTTTGAGGATTTCGATACATGGACTTACTTGTCGTAAAGTCTTTGTTTCTCCCCTTATTCTCTACGAATCCTAATCTCTTGTAGAATTTCTTCAACCTTGACTGTGACGTTGTTCCTTGATAGGAATCTTTTACCCCAGGTGTTAACTCAATCCTTTTCCCTACTGAGTCGGCGTATTCAATCAGATCATTTAATACGTTTGTTCCAACCCCTTGCTTTCTCCCCTCCTTTGGGACAATGAGTGATTCGAGATAAATTTTGTTTTCTTTTTCAAAGGTAAATACCTCAACTCCTTTTTCTTTCCATTTCTTATCTATTTCCTGAGAACTTTTAAATATTGATTGGTTTTTTACATTGGTTTTTATAAAAGAAGATAGGTCAACAATTTCTAATGTGTCCCCCTTATCGTTAACGGTTACTATCCCATCATATCCGGCATTAGTTATTTTCTTTGAAAGCTTTTTGCCTGTCGCTTTAAACTTTTCTGATAATAATTTTTTCCATGATCCTTGGTCATATAAAGCATCACCTGTTTTATTGAATTTTATAACAAGCGGATTATTAAATGTCACTTCCCCTTCTTCATAATTCGGTAATCCTTTAAATGTGTCTGGTCTAATAATCATATACTTTCCCGCTGGTTCTATATCCTGCTGGAAAGTAGACCCCATATATGGAGATCTTTCAGTGTTTTTTATGTATTGGAAAGTGACAGGTACGCCTGTTTTGAAACGATTACCATAATCATTTGACTCTGATAAAGGAAGATCCGATATAATTTGATTATATGCTACCCCCTCAGCATCTGTTGCCTTGGTATTAATGGCTATCTTTCTTAAAAACTGCTCCTTGTCCAGTCCGTCAAGTGTCATCCTGTCGGCAAACGCTTCGGTTAAGGAAATAGCGTCGTTTGCGTATTTTTCACTATAGCCTGACTTTACAATCTGGCCTCTTAGATCGTTTCTGACTTGCTGAAGGGATTTTTGTTTTTCAGTGTATTCTTTTACCTGTTCCCCTATCTTTTCAGCCTCTTTGCCAACATCGATATTTTTTGCCTCCCGTTCTGTTAACGCAGAAGGCGCCGCTTTTAAATCTGGTTTAAGCTGGTTCTGCTCTTCGGGTGTAAGGCGGGAATGGATCTTTGCTAAACTGGTTTTGACATCGTTCCCCTGTGCGGCTTCAGCTTGGGCCGCTTTTGGGTCGATTCCTGCGCGATTAAGAATATCGGCCGCAAATTCGGGCGATGTCTGAAAAAGCTGGGTTACCCCTTCGGCTGATAAATAAGCGTCCCCCAATTCCAATGCGTTGAGATGCTTTTCGGTCATCTCCGGGGCGCGTTCTTTCGTCTTTGTCGCTTCTACTGCTTTTTGTAAAGTATCAAATCTATCTGAAAATTGTTTGGTTTCTATCGCCTTACCAACCATGCTGGTAGTTTTCCCAACCGTCCTACCAAGTAGAGGAAAAAATGCGCCTATGGTTGCCCCTATGGAGGCCGAATAAATAGCCTCATCAGAGGTAGCGATATCTGGAACTTTATCAATAAACTCGCTGATCAGATCTCCCTGTGTTGCCCCTGGTTTGGAAGCCATGATCCTAGCGTATTCCTGAGGGAAGGTCTGTGTATATTCCTCCATCCCTTCCGCAACGGCGGATTGAAGCAGCGTAACCAAAAATTCCTTAGTGGACCCAGGCTTGAATGCTTTCTTTATGAATTTAAGTCCAATCAGGTTCCCAGCGAATTCAAGGGGAGCCTGCCCGATGGCAGATGCTTTTGCCGATTCTGCTGCAAGCTTTGGTTTAACCCCCGATATTTTAAATTCCTCTGCTGTTGCTCCGTAGATTTGTTGGAATACGTCCGCAAATCCGAGAACTGGGTTAGCCGCAACGGAAACCATGCCCAATAAAGATCCCCCAATTCCACCGGAAACATCCTCAATAAAACCTGATGATTTTCCTTTAAATTCGTCTGCTATTTCTAAGTCCGGAAGGTCTCTAACGCTTTCCCAATATTTCTGATGGTATCCAAGCCTTCCCGTCATTCCTTTTGCTTCGGCTTCCTCCTGGCTTAACCCTTGTTTGCGATACTCAGAAACAAGCTTATAGGTTTCTGCCTTTTCCACAGAATTAAGCATGTGGTAGTATCGCAAAACATCTTCTCTATTCGATGGATCAAATCTTTCGCCGGATGCAATATTTCCAGACGCCCTGTCCGACACAGATTTTTTAAGATCATTCCAGAACCTACCAAAAACGCGGGATAGTGTCAGACTCGGATTTGTGTCTTTTGCTGCCTTCTCGACATTCATCAACCCCACTGCATCATCAAAGCTTGTTACCGTCGAATCAAAGTCTGTGTAATAACTTGCTGTTTTTGGGTGAGTCGCAACCATTTTCCAGGGGTCCGGGGCCATAGCTGCTTTTTCAAACTTATCCTCATTACCACGCACAGAAGACCACGGGATATTATATTTATTCGCTATCTGGATAGTTTTTGCTTCTGTATCCGGGTTGAAATCCTTGGCAAGGCTAACGTTGCTTTGAATTTTTTGGATGAGCGGACTATTCGCGGTTCGCTCAAAAAGATCCTGATTGACAGGATTATCAACCTCCTTCTGTTCTTTAACTGCCTGTTCAAAAATATCCATCACTTCCTGTATTTATTTGCCAATGCTTGAATTTCAGGTGTGTAAGCGCCACCCATTTTAAGCCTTGCATAGATGCGAATAGTAGTATCGTTTGCAATGAATCGACCGTCTTTCTCGATGTCAGCCGTCAACTCTTCCCTTAGTTTTTCGTCTTCGACGTCCGGTAATCCGGTTGGATCTTCCAGGGACTTTTGGACTTCGACATCAACCCCGTAACCAAATGACCAAAAACGGCTATTTTCTACCTCGCCGCCTTCGATACCCTTTAGTTTATAATTGACCTGTTCATCTCTGATGATCTTGTTTATATCATCAAGCGTCGGTTCTTTGCCGGTGCTTTGTTTTATCCCTTTCACCCTTAATTCGATAGCGTCTTTATAGTCCCTAAATTTCTTGTAAGATTCAGGCTTTTTAGTATCAACACCGGCCCCAATTTCTTTCGCAGAGTCTGTAATCCTTCCTTCCAAAGAATAACTTTCCCTACCGGCTTTCATTTCCTCCTGGGTATTAATGAATCTTTTCAAATCGCCGTCTGAAAGCTTGTCTCCATATTTCCTAATAATGTTTATTTTTAAAAACTCGGCTTTATTTCCCATCTGCATGGAGGCCAACTCTTGGTAATCTTCCAGATTGGTTTCTTGGGTTCCGGCTCCCCGGTGCAAAGACTTTGCCCGTGACAAAAGAGTGTCGCGATCTTTCCCCCGGAAATTATCATTGATATACTTTTCAGATGCTACATATTTCGCTTCTCTCGTGTCTCCTTGCACATCTAAGATAAAGTCGTAGGCATTATTGAAGTTTTGATCCTCAACTTGTTTTTGTAATTGCTTACGGGCTACTTCCCTGGATTTTAAAAGCTTGACAGTAGCGTCTCTTAAATCTTCATCGTTGACATTTTCGGCAGTTAGAGACTTTGCTTTTTCGACACCCTCTTGGTAATCGTATTCAATCTCAAGCTGGTCTGCTTTCAAAGTAGCCATGTCATTGAGAGAAGCCTTTTCCAACTGCACCTGTAAATCACCTTTAACCTTCTCTTCCATCTGGCTCGCATTCTCTTTGAAGTATCGCCAACCTTTCGTTGTGGAATCCGGGTTTCCCTCTCGAAGATAGCTTGCTACTATTGCGCTATGAATAAGGTCGTTTCCGTTTTTTATTTTCTCGTCAATAAACGCTTTTGGTGCGCCGGGGAAAAGGGATCTTAAATCGGCTTCATTGTCGAATTGTATCTGTGCAAGCTTGTCTGGATCTTCTCTGAATTCTGTTGCAGAATCTATTCTATGATTGATCTGGCTAGCCTTTTCTGATTTGTTAAACTCGTCTACCTGCTGCGCGACGTAAGCGTCCGCTTTCGCCATGTATGCCTGTCGTGCCTGATCATATCCTGGTTGATAATATTCGATCTGATTCTTGGTGAGACCCTTTGTTTTCTCTTTGTAGTAGCTTTCAAAATGCTTGTTCATCCTGTCATAAACAGAATTTCCCTCCCCATCGTCCTTGGCATACCCAAGTTTATGTGTGTCTGTTTCTTCCCGATAGGTTTCCCTTGCCCAGTCCGCCGTCTCCATCTCTTTTTTTCTGGCAAGAGCATTGTCATACTTGTTTTGTTCCTCTGTGGCTCTGTTTATGGCAGACATGCCAGCATTACCAACACGCTCTATTTGAGAGGCAAAAAACTGTTTAGATTCTGCCACATTAGCGCCGAACGTATCAGCCCCAATGGCAGGGGACCCGGTTTGCAATGACGTGGCCGGTAGGGTTCTTTCCTGAACTCGACTGCTATAAACTGGTATTCGTGGCATTATTTACGCCCTGCGTAAGAAGAGAATCCCGAGGCGAGCGCCCCCAAAAAACCGCTTTTTCTTGTTCTGTCTTCGGCGTCTCTTGATTTTTCAGCGGCTTTCCTTGCGGCTTCTGCGCTTTTTAAATAGGTTCTTGATTCGCCCCGCTGTCTCCAAGCATTTAACTTGTACCCGTATGCCTCTTTGGCATAATTTGTTCTGACTGTTATGGCGTCCATTTCTGCCTTGCGCCCCGTTTCGTCAATAACATCTGTGGCAACACCTGTGTCAACACGAACGCCAGAAGCGCCATAAGATGCCCTCTGTTTTCCCATGAACAGTTTTCCTTCAATCAATGTCTTTCTTTCTTCAACCTTTCCTATTTTCAAAGTATCCATCGCCTGGGCCTCGGAAAGGCTTGATTCCTGCCGTGCCAGTTTGGCTTTTTCCTCATAGTCAGCGGCCTTGGCGTCGTATGCATCTGCGCTTGCTCCATATTCATCGCCCTTTCCCTGTGCCCCCTCATAAGCTCCGTAGGCCGATATAAGAGCCATTACCGCATATGCATATACATTACACATTAGAAACCATCTGGAAAGGGTGAAACAAATTCCCAAATTCTCCGAAAGGAACCGGATCGCTTACCTCAAAACCTAACCATTTTATCCAGCGAATCGATTCTTTGTTTTTGGGATGCACAAAGTTGATAAGCGATTTGTATTTATAAAGCATGACATTTAAACATGACTTCAAATCTGAAATAAACGCTTTTTTAACATGCTTTGAGTGCTCTGTGCCAAGTAACCAGGGAACGCCCCACTTGCCTACCTCTCCACAACAACCTAGCACACACGCAACTTTATCTCCATACCAAACTGTCCACCTGACACCTGAATTTGACCAGCATTCATTCACCTGTTGCTCAACTGCCTTATTGCAACATTCCTTTAATTCAAGAATGTCCATATCTCGTAAAATAATACCCTCAATGTCTTCCGCCTTCCCTTCCCTTATTTCATAGCTCACTGAGTTCAATCTCCGGGATAATGGAAAGGATGTTTAAAGGGATTGGGTCAGTGTTCCGGATAAATAGGCTCCCCTTCGATTCATACCCAGCCGGGATGTCCACCGTTTTATCTCCCGTATAGAGAGCGATCGGATTCTCCCCGTCTGAGAGTGTTCTGAATTTTACTTCATCAAGATTATCCTCATCCGGGCCTACCATCATGCCACGGGATTTATAGAGACTTACAGTAACTCTTGGTATGATTTTCTTCCTACCCTGGGACACTCCTTGGCGGTCAGACAATTCAACATCAAGAGTTTTAATGTCCGATGTAAAAGGTAACCCAATATGGACAACGTTTGACCCGGTTGTTTTTCCGCTGACTGCTATCGTAACCGTTCCGCTTGCTGTCACAACCTGTTGCGGTATCACGGAACCATTCGCCAGGATCGAAACGGTTTTACCGATAAGATGCGGAAGGCTGACAGTCGTTATTGCTGAAGAGGTATATTCCGAAAGCCCGCAATCAACAAAGAAAAAATCGTATGTGTCTTCGTCCGTTATGCGAGGCATTAATTGTTCGATGTACCTGTAATCTGACTCGTTTATCGTGCGCTTTACAATGAAGTAAACGTCATCTCCACCAGTGCTACCAGGGATTGAGCAAACGTCTTCAAAAAGTCCGTCCGTTTCGTGGCGATGCCATGCAAAAACGTTTTGTGATCTTACGTAAGTGATACCGATTAAAGATCCGTCATCAAGCACAATCCAGATAACCGAATAGGGATTACGAGCATATGCCCACGAAACAACCCGCTTTCCTGAAAAAAGATGGGATGCAGTGATTGACAGTTCTTCCGATTGATACGAATCTGACTCTAAACTGTATTTTGTGTCGTGTACCGCATTCGCCCCGCGTTGGACAAAAACAACCGAGTTCTCGATAACTATCGGTTTAATATCGGCAGACCCAATATAAGATTGTGGGCGGGCGGAGATTGAGGTCGGAGTAATTGCGTCAGAATTTTGGCCCGCTGATATTGCCCACTCTGCGCCAGACGTTCCAATGAGCAAGTCAGTGAAAGGGACAATCCAGCGGATATCGTTTAACTCTCTTGACGCTAGTGAAAATTGAAATCCGTCATCATCTGCAATTGGGGAACTGAACCCGAAGTTTTCAAAGTCTGCTGTCCTGGATAACCATAAACTGTTTGGCTCGTTTGCCGTAGCCCCGTATAATAACCGTTGTTCATGGAAAGAAACAACCCTTGGGTATCCATTCTCATCATGCCATGAAGGAACCCTCCACTGGTTTGTGTTTTTTTCTTTGGTAATTAGTGCATAAACAGCTATGTCGGATGTTCCAGTTGTGGACCCTGAGTTATTCAGGTTCATCCAAACCTCGGTATCCGTCGAGCCTGTTGTCGCTGAAGTTGGTATGGAAACTTCAACAATGGTGACTCCGGCCGCTGTTACATACGCCGATGCTAAAATATCTGCCGCCCCTGATGTTTTCCCCACTGAATAGTTTACATGCTGTCCAGACGAGACAGCCTGAACGTGCAGGATAAGGACGGCCTTGCTTTTTTGTGGGATAAGCATTTTCTGGCGCATATCCGAACCGCCGGTTGCGTTCTTTGACAGCCTCGCGTACTTACCTGGATAATACGCTATTGTACTGGTCCCGGATGATGCATCTTGCCATTTTGAAAGACCTTCATCAAACCGGTAATTGTCGTTGTAACAAAACCCCAAAGGCTCCCGATATGTGCTGAAATCAACAACGACGGTTGAAGAATTCGTAACCGTCTTTATTTTCCCCGTTCTCCATGAAATCTCGGTTATGTCTTCCGGGTTAAAATACCCAAGCCGTATCCTTTGCTCGTCCATCGTTGCCTTAAACACGGTCTGAGGCGAGACAATAGTCACTGTGCTGCTATAGTAACTATTTGGCGTCATGATAACGTCTTGAGGGTCGAAGGAGAATATCGTGTTTGATGCGTAAGGACCATCGCTGTATGAAATTGCTTCTACCGTCCAGACATCATGAGCCGTGCGTGATATTTTATAGGGGAAATGATCGGGGTGTGTTACATAGAGAACGTCAGCACTTTGGGAAAAGTCAAGGTCTCTTAACTCAGTAGACGCCCAAGGAGTAGTAAACGACACAACAACGGTGCTGCTCGCAGAACTCACAACCAATCCGCCGTCTTTGATTACCCTCATTTTGAGGTTTGAAAACTCCAAAACGTAGGCTTGCTCTACCGAAAACTGAAAAGGAACCAGCATCGATTGATAGGTTGAATTGTAAACCGTATCGATGTAGTAAGTTCCTGGTCTGTTTAATACGCCGCCATGTTTATCAACAATAAAATTCTTTACCGTCTTTGCTCCGGATTGATATTTTTCAATATCAACCCTGGAATATAAAGATGGTGATAATTCCCCGCCGGTAAAACTAGGCTGAATTAAGAAAGTCATCCCGTGTAACCCCTGGCCTCAAGAAAGTCATTGTTCTGAACGGTCGTATATTTGGATTGTTTAACGTCTAACAATGCGGCCTTATCCATGTAGATAGCATAATAAGCCAGCATCTTGTCTTTCACTGTTGTTTTTTTGGTAATTGGAACGGAGATATTTGCCGCAAGTTGGTAAGAAAATGCCATCACGAAAGCCGGTGAAAACACAGTCGTGTTTGTAATGTCTCCGGTATAAATCAGAATGGCGTTTTCCTCGTTTGTTAAAATCATTTTTGACGCTTGTGAATCCTGCGACATAATCATGAAATCAATCGGCTTATCGCCGTCAATCGATTGATAAATCTCTCTTGCCTGCAAACAACCGGTCGGGTATTGGTAAGCATATTCAAAGCCCGTTGGTGTAAGATTCAAAATAGCAAGAAGCTCTCTGCGCTCTGCAAATCCCCAATCGTGATCCTGCAAAACAAATTCGCGAGAGGGGTCATACATAATTTTGCATACCCTTGCCGGTTCAGTATTTTCATCGATCGACGCTATTCTGCTGGCGCTTCCAACATGGGATAGGGCAAGATTACAGATAGCTATTTTTGACGTACTCATTTCATAGCCTTTTCTTTTCCGAGCGGTTTCATGTCACGTTTAAAACCTGGGAAAGCATCTTCGATCTGGCCACGACTGATAGCGATTCCGAGAACTTTTTCTACTGCCTTAACCTGCGGTATCCCCTGGTTCGTCCACAAACTATTATCTTCATGATCAAGGGATTGCAGAGCCGCCCGAATCGTTTTTAACAAAACATTCTCTTTGGCCTCTTCGTCATCCGCCCCAATTTTTTCAAAGTGCCTGTTTTCTGTTTCACCTTGGAACACTTCACCGGGCTTCCAAAGCCTGCCATTGAAAAAGCATTCCCTAATACATTTAGAGTCCATAGTTTATCCTGTTAAAAGGGGGCATGCGCCCCCTCTGTTAGTTGGACTGTTTACCAAGCACAAGATTGCTTGAGAACTTCCCGGCTGTAATCCGCATCCCCGCCCCGATGGTCAATACCCAAACAAGATATCTCAAGGCTCCATCCGGCAATACTCTGATCAGCGGTCCTTCGCCTGCCGTATCCCAGTAGGTATACGCAAGCGCACCGGTATCATAAAGAACGGTGCTCGAAGAGAACGTTACATACGCCGAAGTGAGCAACTGCGCCCGCAACGTTGAGGTGGCAGTAGTGGTAATTGTCTTAGTAATCGCAGTTGTTAGCTTTGCGAAAACCTCAATGTAATTGCCTTCGCCCTTTTTTGCGTCCCCGACATCCAGAACATTTGTCGAAGTGATGATGTCCGAAGCTGTGCCAACAAGGCTTTGATCTTCAGCGAACATCAATTGTTTGTCGATCCACATAATAGCCTCCGTTAGCTAAATACAACTTTTGATTCGGTGTTTAAAAGAGCGTCAGATCTTCGGAAAGGAATGCCCCTGAACTTCATGATCGGTAGACCATGAGGACCATCACTATATGTAACATGCATGTTGGTCTGCTTCAGGGTTTGCAGGTCAAGGTAGGTTTCAACGTTTTCATTCCCGTAGAAAACAAGCCTGCCTTTGTTGCGTAACCGAGGCGGGATTCTGTGCATGGCCTGGATCATAAGAGTGATCAAGTTAGCCCCCGCGCTGACAGTTCCGCCATCTGCAATCAGGCTGGAAACATCAACGTTAGCAATACGCACGCACCCTTCCCAATCTGCCAGGGCAACGCCGCAATCCCAACTGTAGAAGGACCGATAAACCCGGTGAATCAAACCACCTGAATCAGTTTTGTCCTGAATTCCCCGGTCTTCATGTTGAATACCGGCTTTCATTCCTTTGGGGTAAATCCCGAAAAAAACTTGCGGGGAGTGGCAAACAAGCCATACCGACAAATTGTCGCTCCCGGTTCCTCCACCATTCAGCACGTTATCTGCGCTTGTTCCAGAATCTTTTGCTGTATCACCAGTTGCGTAGCGAGGTGCCAGACCGGTGATTTTCTCGGGGTCGGTTGTTTGGTTACCATACCATAGAGCGGATTCAAGGTCGTTGTTCATCCCCTGAATATGCGCGACATCCTGGGACCACCGATAAGCAGCTTTGTTCCCGTTCAGTTCACAAATCTTTTTGTCGATGTCACATACGGCTTCCAAGATCCCGCACATATCATCAACCTGAACCGTTCGCCCCTTGGTGGGCTGAACGCCATAGTTCAGTAAACGCCAAGTAGCACTCGGCAACCCGGATCTGATTGTGTGCCTATGGCCTACATCTAGGTTTCCCTCTTGCCACTGCATATCCATTGCCAGCCCGTTTTCCTGATCCAAAATCTCGATAATCCGAGCGACCTTGGAATCGGGGTCGAGCGTCTTTTTATAATCGACAAGCGTAATTGTCGATGTTCCAACTGTTGCCATACAACCTCCTTGTTGTTATGACTCATCCTTGAGTCATGGCTTTTATTTCATGTCTGGAGAGTTCTCGTACATAGTACCGATCCCAGCATTAACAGACGGCCCCCCAAAAACCGATTTGTCATCCCCCAGCATTTGACCGACCTTGTGAAACAGCCTGATGACTTCCGGGTGATCGCCTAATCCAGTCCGCTTTAACAAAGCCTTGAAACCTTCAGTTCCTACCTTATCAAGCGCCTGATTGGCAACGTGGATTGTCTCTTTCAGCTTTTCTCCACCAAGTTTCGTGTCTTTTGTGATTTCATCAACCCACTTATTGCGAGCCGTTTCAACCGCTGTTTCATGCGCTTTCATGGCTTCCTTTGCCATGTTTGCCTGGATATCAACGATTTGTTGGGCCGCTTCCGGTGGGATATTAAGCTTCTGCATGATCGGGATAAATGCAGCAACCGCCTTTTTGTCGATTTCAATTCCCTCGGGGAACTTAAAGTCGTACTTCATCGGTTCCGCTTGTTTGTCAACTGGCTTTGCTGCCTGTTCAACTGCTTCCTGAACGCCAGGATCAATTGGTGATGCCTGCTGTGTTGTAGTACCGTACACGCCTGCCTCAGATGCGGATTCGGTGTTATCCTGTACCGCTTGTTCTTCAGCCATTGTCTATCTCCAAAATGAGTTTGAAAAATGTTTCTGGATCTGCTTCCTTACAGAGCTTCCAGTAGTGCAAGGCAAAGTTTCGTCCGCCTAAATTATAGGCATCTGAACTGTTGCCCTTAAAAAATTGCTCTTCGATGTGGCCGAAAGCAAACATATTTTTGAAGAAACGCTGTCCTTGCGGAGTGTTTAGAATCTCCCTGATGTCTATGAGATCCTGCTTCTCGTCAAGCTCTTCATCAAGCTTCTTTGTCTCTACTTCTTTCTCGTCGCCGTGGTTATACGTCACCGCCTCCCCATTTAATCGCGTGTGGTAGTTCCAAGTAATTGTGTGAGAGCGTTATTCCCACCGGTGTCTGTTTCTGAAAGAGTCTTGCTTCCCTCGACAGTTTGCGCCATAGCTTCGTTTGCCTTCGCTTCTTGAATTGCTTTAGCCCTGGCTTTTCTGATTTTTTCGACCTCATCCGCCGAATGGATTATCTTTGGGTTTACTCCGACTGAATCGGCATATTGGTCAATCGTTTCATCAACGTCTATTTTGTCGAGTGCTTCCGGCCTTGCCGCCGCCATGTTGCCGATGAACCCGATTGTTTGCTCAATGGCCGTGATACCAACCATTTTTTGAGCCTGATGCAGAATTGAGATGTATTCGATCTTGATTTCCTTCCCTTGTAATTCTTCCGGGGGATCACCAAACAGCCCCCTTTTCAGACCAATTTCAAAGTTCCGATTGATCACCCTATCAAGAAACTCTGGTTGCAGCCTTTCGACTACCGGACCAAGCTGTTGAAGCTTCTCTTCGTTCTTTTTTGCAATCTCGTAGGCTGTTCTTTCCGGTGTGTCATTAAGAGCCGAAATCATCCTAAATAGATCAACAAATAGCCCTTCCTGGATTGCCTGGACAGTCTTATCAATACTTGCTTGTAGATTTGCGACATTCATTCGAACTTCAAACGTTGGTCTGACTGCATCCGTATTATCTGACTTACCTACGAAATTGACTGAACCAGGTATTGAAGAAACCGCACGTTTCGCCATCGAAGCAGGAGCATTTAAAGCCGGATCAACTTCCTTGTCGATTGCCCGAAGCTTTTTGTCTTCCATTTTCTGAAGCATTTGAACATCACCGAGTACGTCCATACCTGGAGAAAGTCCGTAAACTTCATCACCGGTCACATCCCATCTTGGACCCATCCCTGGGAATTCATCATACCCGCTTACTCTCAATAATTTATCCGGATTCTTGTCTTTCTCGTAGTAGATCGACCGGTATTTTTTGTTTGTTATCCTTACAATCCTGTCATCGTTTGGCTCAATGAGATGAACGATCGGATATGATGTTTCTGTGTTGTTGGTTTCAAACTGGCGTAAAACTTCAGGAGTTACCTTGTCTTTTCCAAACTTCATCACCATTTGGCTCGCGGTCATTTTAAACGTTCGGTAAACAGCATCTACTCTTAGTGTATCATTTGTCGCCAAATAGTATTGTCCGATTGTAAACGGGTAATACCGAAGGAATGTTTCGTAATCTTCTTCTGACAAAACAAAACCCGTTCCGAATGCTACCAATTCTTTATAAATCGAGTAAGCCGCTGTGTAAAAGTTTGACTTCTTCAGCATCCAGTTTGTTCTGACTCTCGCCGTCTCCAGCCATTCCTTAACGGGCGCATATTCTAATAAGTCCTTATCTTGCAAATCGAACTTAAACCAATTGATTGCTGGACTTGACAGTGTGGAGTAAATACCTGCCGCCGCTGTTGTTAATGCCCTTCCTGCCGTGTTGTTGATTATTTTTAGATTGCGTTTCTTGCCGTCGTTTGCCTTTGTATCGGTGTCGATAAACCGGCCTTTTCTTGGCAATAGGTATTCGGATAGCTCTTTGTGGTGGTCTTTCCAGCTTGCGTATTCTTCTTCCAGTGATTTAAGTCTTCTGTTTAAGACTTTTAAAACGCCCGCTACATCATACATTTATCAGCCTAGTAAGGTTTTCCGTTGTGTCTTAGCTTTTCCCGCCAACCCTGCCCCGCTTGTGAGGATATTAGCCCCAATTCCCTTACCAGTTCCAAGGGTTCTTCGGCCTGCTGCCAACCTTCCCAATAATGGGTCGAATGTTGGTTGGTCCTCATCTTCCTCTTCCGTGGTTGCATTCGGGTCGATTCCAGCCGCACCAGCCCAGTCAATTATGTTTTCTCCCTGCTTGTTGCCTTGATCTTGTTCAATCCTTTGAAACATCGGTATATCAGCCATCAATGCATCCCCGGTTGTTCGCACTATATTCCTAGGATCAAGCTGTTCTGCTTTTTTCTGAATAATATCGCCAGCAACTTTGGTTGTGGTGTCAGCCGCTTCCATAGCCCCACCGAATGTTTCTTTAATAACCTTGTCTATTAATTTTGCTCCGCCGCCCATTATACCCCCTTTGATAAAACAATTGAGTTTTGTTTGTACCCTTTCATTCGGTAGTATCTTTCAAGCTGTTTATGATTTACCACTGACATCATGCTCAAAATGACGTGTTTTATTCCTCTCGCTCGCGCGTAGTTTTCGTAAAACTCTATCATTCCCTCTGTTTCCCTTCCCCGGCTTCTTTCCCTTATGTAAAACCCTATGTCAGATAGGTACGGTTCTGGATTCCATGGGAAATTGCTCTCCATGAAAAGCAAAAACCCATCGTTCGATTCCGGGATGATTACCTTGTAATAATCTGTTTCAAGGCCATTTCTGAGGATTGATTCAAGGTATTTTTCATCTAGCCTGAATGTCTCCCTTATCCCATCCAGCGAGTTGTATTCTTTGCAGAGTTCCATTATCAGTGGGATGTCTGAAACTCCGCCTAACCTCATGTTACCCGAATAATTGATAGTCTGTTTTTGCCATCGTCACCGGCCTGCCAAATGGGATAGCATCGTCAAGTTCAGGGAAAACCGCTCCAAGTGCAGGATCTAATATTCTGGCACAATTGTCAATAGTGTCATCGTACATTCCTACTGGGAAATCGTTAAATTCTTGGATATGGATCTTTGAAAGGTCGTATGATACCCCTTCATAGTCTTTGTTGATAAGTTTCAGAGGAACATAATATCGATGGTTTTCGATTAATGGAATCAGGCCCCTGATCCTATCCTCTTTTGCAACTTGTCCACCTAGGGGGATGATTGTAAACCGGTAATTCTCTTTATTCATCACCTCTTCGATGTGTTCAATATCTGCCTGCTGCCCGTATTTTTCATAACCAACGCCATCCGGTCGCCATTTTCTGTGAAATCTGAATAACCACTTTGTACGCTCAGTCAGGTTTAGGCGATCACGGATGCCATCGAGTAGGTAGAGGTTGTTGTCCACATTCAGGCCATAAACCATGATTGTTGTAAAGTCCGATCCTTTTTTCTTTGAACTAGCCGGATCAACAATCATATATCGATTCATTTGGTCTGCATCAATCATGTCAGGCCACCAGGATTGAATGTCAGCAATATCAAAACCGGATGTCTCGTCCGCCTTTGGGTCTTGAAGTATCTGGCAAGAGAAAACAAACGTTCCCATTGTGGAGCGCTTCTCATTCATCAACTTTTCTGAGAAATAAACCGGTTTCCCGCTTGGCTTGCCGTCATCTGTTCCTGGATAAATTCTTGGCTTTGCAACGTTCTTGCTGAGTAAGTGACCGTAAACGTCATTGTAATGATACCTTGTGCCGATATATCTTGCTACGTTGCACTCGTTATAGTGAGGGATTATTCTATCACTCCCCAGGTTCAATGATAACTCCCATTGCTGAATGGCCTTTTTAATGATCTCCGGGTTTGTGCAGTTCTTTTGGTCGATCATGTCATCATAAACACGGATCTGAAAGTGGCTCCCGGTCGGCAATCCTTCAATAAACCCGTGGGCCTCAATAGTGCATTCGCGCGGATTCCCCTTCCTCTTGAATATTATACCATCGTCAAGTGTCCATTTAGGAGATTCTTTCTTTGGATCTTGCCAGAATACGTCAGGATAAAGTTCTTTTAATAGATTGTTGTCTTCTGCTTCACGTTTGATTTGTTCAAGGAAGTCTTTGGCGAGTGGGCGAGTAATTGAGAAAAGACCGATACAAAGGTCTGAATCTCGAATGATGTCTTGGATGGTTAGCGCAAAGGTAATTATCGTGGATTTTCTGTGCTCCCTAGCCCAAAGATCCAGGCAGTTATTGGGGTTCATTTGAACCTCTCTGCACCGGTCAAATAGCCAGGGATGACGGATGTCTTTGCGCTTGAGGATTCGAGTTAGGAGGAAATAGAGGTCGTTCTTGCCGAGTTCTGCTGTTGCTTCTCTTACGCAATTATCTTTCTGGGCCTTGGTTAATACTGTGCGGTAGAATTCGTCTGCCTGTTCGATTGTTGTGTGTTTCAATCTTTTATTTTTAAAGGGAAGCCGAATAACCGCCAGTTTTCTAGCGGTTCTGGATTAAATGTTGATATAGGATGCTCTTCAACCACATTAAAAAATTGATTGTGCGATATTTCGAGGTATCCAGGCTTTTTTCCCGTCACCGAACAGAACTGATGTATCTCATGCAGCATTTCTACGGACGATTGAGAACCAAGCTTTAAATAAATATTTCTTTCATTATCCGCTTGGACTGATAGTGATGGGTTCATTTATTTTAGTGTAGATTTTGGTCGTAATTGTATTTTGGGGAAAAAGTAAACAATGACCTGAAGGTACCCGTATCCGGTCCTTCTCCATGGTCATCAAATTTCATCTCGTAAGGGCATAACCCTTTCTCGTTGATAAGCCAAAACAACGCCTCTTTCTCCATCGCCATTCTCACCCAAACAGAAAGTGAAAATCCATCTTTTTTATAAAATTTAGTTTCGACAACATATTCTAAACTACTTAGTTGATAGATACCGTGCGTTGATTTTCTTTCTTCCGGGTAAAATTCTTTGATTATTTTCATTTGTACGTCTCATCCAATAGGTTTTGGAGTTCTTCTGATAGACCGTGTTTGTGTTCTACTACGCCTGAGTGTTCAACCTCTTGCTTTTCTCGCCAAGTGTCCGGCTTTCTGTTTTTTAACCAGAATATCATTGATGTTGGATCTGGCGGGTAGTGCTTTGTAAGTTTTGTTTCTGTAATAATGCCTTGATAATTACTAATGTGCACATCTGGATGTGAATAGCCTGTAGCTCTCTCGTATAGGCTGCGTTCAACCTGCGAGTCTTTTTCAGATTTTGTGTTCTTTATAGTATCCGAAAAATCCTTATGCTCTTGTTTCCATAGATATAAAGTTGACATTGTCACCTTGAAAAACTCAGCAAGGTCTTTGTCAACTCCTCCCATTGAGCAAATCTTTTTTGCCTGCTCTTTGTATTCTGGTTTAAACTTTGTTGGCCTGCCTCTTGATTTCTTTGGAGGTCGCTTTGGCATTTTACTCCTAATGTTTCCTTACCCTACCGCTTTTCCGTTCGTGTGTCAACCCGGCTATTTTCTAAGCTGCCTGTGCGGCAGTGAACATGGGAGCGGGCAGGATTTGTACCTGCGTGAATATCATTGCTTAGTCGGTATCCTGTACCCAGGTATAAGAATTTTGATTTAGCAATGTTTGAGGGGTCCTGGTGATTGCGTACTTCCCCGACTTTTCTTTTTCCAGACATAACGTTACCCCTTCACTTAACTCTTAATTAGCGCGTTACAGCGCCACCGCTCCCGTGTTTAATCAGCAATCACACCGCGCCTGATAATATCGCATGCAGTATCATCTCCCATGCGACAGCCAACTTCGAACGATATTTGCTGCACGGCGTTGTTTATCTGATCTTCAAGCGCCTTGTTTTTCCGTAACAAATCAACATGCAACAGTACTATTAAAGCACTTTGCGTAAGGAAAAACAAGATCATAAAACTTATAATGATGTTCTGTTTCATGTCTCTTCAAATTTAAGTTTTTTGATTGCCAGTCCTCCGGCGAAATAAACCGGATTCAGACCGATTTCAAACTTTGGCCAGGTTCCAGTCATTACTTTGAGATTGCCGTCATCGTCCTTGTACCCTTCAACCTGCATGATCCAGATGGCAATTTCACACCGGGCAAATTTGTAAAAATATACGCACCGGTCACAGCATCTTGTCCGCTATGACCGGCACTATTACCCTGTTAAACGCTTTATTTCTAGGCGCTTCAGGGAAATTGTGCGACTAAGACGAGTGAAAACATCGTCGTCCTTAGTCTCTTTTCTCAATTCAAGCAGATTTTCAGATCTTCCTCTGCCTGCTTGAGCTTGCGCTCTTTCTGAGTCATGATCATATATTCCTTTTGCGACCAGCGCGGTCACAGGAGAGGCCCGAGAACCCGCGCTGGATTACCCGTTCTCGGGCTAAATCGTAATTTCTTTCACTGTGTTTCTTTGTTTGCGTTTGTACTCACGATTATACAAACGCAAATGTTCCCTATGGTTGTCTCTGTATTTTTTGGCGTACTCCCTGTCTTTTTCCAATTGCAATGCCAATTCATTCTCAGACATTCGCGCCCTTACGCGACGTTTTGATTCCTGATTTAAAGCCGATTTTCTGGCTCGTTTTTCCTCCGGCGTCATTCCACAACCTCAATTGCCACTGTCAATTCGGCAACCATTTCTGACAGAACGGTGGATTCTGTAGGAATCTCATCTCCCCGCGCTCCCAGGGAAATGATTTCGTCTACTTTTTCAGCCGCCCAGGTTTTCAGAGTTGGCATCATTTCAGCAACTAACGCCTCTTTTGATTCAAATTCATAGGTCATGCCGGTGTTGTCGTACCGGTCGTTATTGATTTTTAATTTCATCTTTCTTCTCCCTGTGAGAGTTTTAACATTTCGAGTGATTCCCGATTTGTTAAATTCAGATTACCACAACTGAGATTATTGTCAAGACTTTTTTTGTCTCTTTACGATAAATATTTCACTGA